AGTATAGAGACTGCTTCAAACAACCTTGCCCACTGCTTTCGCTCAACATTCTGAGCAACGCACATGATAACAAACTTGTCATTCCATCCTACAGCGTATCGTTTTTCGTTACGTTCATCCGCACTCATTGGTGCGAAGTCGCTCGAAACCCCGTGGTATGCCATCTTCGCTGTGAGACCTGCTGCCCGCAGGATCTCCACTCCGTAATTGGAACATGTGATTATGTTTAGGTTCGGAGTCTGGCTTAGTACGTCGACCCACTGCTGATTTAGCGGCGCGCCCTCTATGGGCATGTACACCGTGATTGGCAGTTTGTACAGACTTTGTTTTAGTAGCCATGCTGTCACCGTTGCTGGATCACCAATGATGTGGACTGCCTCAGGAGCATGCTCCTCAACGACCGCATCTACAAATGTCCATCCAATTGAGTCAATAGCCTGATTCTTGACTGGGAAGAATGTACCGTTTGGGATTTCCCGCTCAGTAGTATCTTGCCCACCGATAACAAGTAACTCATGACCTGCATCGGATAGTTCCTTGTAGGCAATGGAGTTAACAATACCAAAGCCAGTCTTAATGAACGGAGAGTCACCAAGCATCAGGATTTTCATTATTACTCCTCGGTAATGTCCTTATAGCCATTCATCCGCATTCGGGAAACCCAATGAGGATTAATAGCAGGAACCTTTGCAACACCAGCAATTACTTCAACTTCACCGTCATAAAAATGTTCGATGCAGTCAATGCTTTCGCCGCTCTCATGTCGCATATACACGAACTCACTGTCAACAGTGTCAACTCGTGAAATACCAGGAGCAACTCGTTCTTTCTTTTCACTAGGCATCATATGCCTCCTTTACTCTTGATTGGCGGGGGAGCCAGCCCTCACTGGAGCCAGCACCCCCGCCAGAATCATACGCTAGTCAGAAGACTAGGGCAAGATTAGATCGAGAAACCCTTGAGGCGCACTGGGCGACCCTCAAGCGCGAATCCGAAGTAACCCTTAATGAAGAAGTCCTCAGAGTCCTTCGTCTTCGCCAGAGGCTCAAACGTAAAGTCCTGATTGACGATCAACTTCATGTCCGAGCGACGTGCAACGAGAATCTCGTCGGTCGTCATGTGCATGTCGGTGACGATCGGAAGACCATCATACGAAAGAACTCGGAAACCAGCGCCTACTTCAACGCGGTCAACGAAGCGCTGCTGCGCCTGAAGAAGAGCGTTGATCTTTCGGCGAACAGCCATAGACGTGACGAGAACATCGCCTTCGCCCTTGGTGTCGTCAATAGCCTTGTCAATCATGGCAAGGGTAAGAGCGCCTGAGGCAGTGGTCGTACCACCCTCATCGCCTGGTGCTGAAGTATTTACCTGGGAAAGAGCACCGATCAACTCGTTGCTCGAATCGCCCGTCCCGTCGCCGTGAATGAGGGCAGTCGTAAGACGCTCAGCAATGACCTGCGAATGAATGCGGATCTCTTCCTGAAGTGCGTTTACAACGCCGCCCGAAGCGGCAATAAGAGGACCAGTGACCTCACCACGGGTGTACAGGAACTTAACGTTCTTGGCAACCTTGGCGTAGGTCGACTGCGAAGCGGTTGGCAGTGAGCCACCGTCAGCAGCGAATGCAGCATCAGGAAGCGCCGTGCGCTTGCGGATGTAGTAGGTCTGGGTAGGCCACTGAACGCGGGTCACCAAACCAAGAAGTGGGGTAGCCTTAGAAACATAGTCACGAATAACTGGATCAACTACCTCAGGAATGAGGTACTGACCAGAACCCGCAGCCAACGCGCTAAGCGCTCGCTCGATGTCAGCCATCTTTAAATCTCCTTAGTATTATTTATTACTTCTTGTAAATATTGTTGAGAGCATAGCGAAGTCGGTCTTCGGGAGCCATGCTGCCCAAATCGATCTCATCGCTCTCGAACTTCTCACGGACCACTGCAGCAGGAACCTTACCAGCGGGCATCTCTTCGAGTGCCTTGATGTATTCTGCCTGCTTGTCAACGGTCTCGCGAAGGACTGCCGTGCTCTCGTCAACCTTAGCGGTGACAAAGGCGGTAATCGCATCAGCAAGGTCGCGCTTAATAACGACCCCGTTGAAGTCCACATCATCGTCGGGAGCAGTAGCCTCAACAGCAACTGCTTCCTCGGTCTTTGCAGCCGTCTCTTCCTCTTCTGTGATTCCGAGCGCAGCAACCTGCTCATGAAGCGCCTTAAGTGCAGCCATAAACGCCTTAGCGTCCTTCTTGGCGATGCGTGCGCGACCAACTTCAGTCTCAGGAGCAGCAGCCTCTACGGGCGCTACCTCTGCTACTGGAGCCTCTACAGGAGCCTGCTCTTCCACAACGTCAGCGACGACGGGAGCCGCAGACTCGGTGGCGACGTTCTCTACCTGCTCAGCAGGTGCGTCAGCCTTGACGAGTTCCTCTGCCATAACCTCTCCATTCTCCTCGCTATCAATTGAGCGAGCGAGTACTGTTCCAAACGACGGAACCCATGATGGGCGCGTCGTGTTACTAATCTCCTTAAGAGCAATGCGCAGGAAACGAATTACCTGCTCACCAGTAGTCTCATCTCGGAGAACTTTATATTGAACACCGTCGCCAGCGATCGACATTCCATACTGCTTGCCATTCTTAATTCTGCTATGCAGATAAAGGGCTGCAGGATTTTCTGCGTCGAGACGAACGGCTACGTTCAATCGATAGTCAGAATCGACAGAGCCAGAAACGACACTGCCGAGTTCACGAAGCACGCCATCCTTTTGATGGTGATCGAGGTACGGAATTGGATCGCCCGCCGAAGCGCGCTGCTCAATCTGCTTCGCAAAATCCTCGATTGCGGTGGTATCCATCTCAGTTCCATGCGAATCTCGCTCTGGACCAGATGCCTGACCGTAAATGTAAAGACCATCAGCAGTTTCTTCTGCTCGGTCTACTGGGATCGTAATCTTCCAGTTATTAGTGCTCAATTCGGACTCCTCAGTTGATCGTGCAACAACCAACTTCTTAGGGATAACCCACAACTTGCATACTGCAAGAGGGTCAATATCCCCCTTCACGACTTCACAGCCGCGAGGACCTTCGTATAGGGCGCAATTTCCGCACATGAGTCCGTCTTTTTGGAACGGGTTAGCCTCAGCAGGAGCGTAGTGCGCGCCGTTTGGACCAGCATCTTGCGAGAACTTTCCAAACTTTTCAGCGATATCCTTATACAGATCAACCATCTCATATTGACGGTCAGTCAGCGGGTACATCGGATTTCCGCCATGGTCTTGATTTTCTAATTCAGGGGCATTTAGCATCTGATCTTCGGACATATTATCCTCTGCTCGTTCTGTTTTACTCGTGATGCTATTGACCCAAGACTTACCAGCATCTCCGCCCCACGCATCCCAGGCAACTCGTCCTGGAGAAGGGAATCCCTCCTCACCAGAGTTAAAACCTGTAGCCTTCTTATCGACCTCATGTCGAGCGAAGTATGATTTCATTCTATTGACAGTTTGGATTGAGATGCTTGCGCCTCGTGCAAGATCTGATGCGCGCTTTCTACCTACATCGGTAAAGTTAGCGCCAGCCTTGCCATCCTCAATCCACTTCAATGCTCTTCGTGCAGCGGCTCGTACGCCAACAGGAGGACTATAGGTTTCAGCCATAGTTATCCCTACGCTTTCGGAGTCGTTGCGCCAGTCTTAGATGAGAGAATTGCTTGCGCGGCGCTATTAACGTCAGCAACTGGCATTAAGCCAAGCGGGGTCGATAGCGAAGCAACATCTCCACCTTCGATTGGAGGAAGACCTAGTTTGTTGCGAACATAGTTAATTGTGTAAATGCCATGCGTCAAACCCTTGATGTACATATCCATCTGGGCTGACTCATCACGATAGTCAACTTCGGAATGCTGGAATAGCACGTCCTTAATATTGAAGATCGTATAGAGAAGATGCTCACTCATTACTTCTTCGACGATTGCCTGCAATGGCTTGATTGTCTCAGATCGGAATGTCTTGTCATTCTCTGCAGACTGTGATCGGTTTGCGCTCTCAGACGTTCCACCCAACTTAGTATAGGGAAGGTCATAGACTGCAAGGATCTCCATGGTCAACTGCTTACGTCCCTCAATGAACTGCATCTCTGCAGGAGAGGACACCGACTTGCTCACATCAACATCGCCCTCTAGGAGCAATGGCTTATGGGCATTTGCAGCCGACGTGTATTCCTTCTTGAGGAACTCACGGTTACGCTCAACTTCCTCGCGGGAAGCATTACGCATATTGAAGACAATACCAGTCTGCGCGGAGTTCGCAAAGAACGCCTCGTTGTAGGTCTGTGCAAACAGATCCTGAGCAACAGTTGAAGTCAATGACTCTAGTGGGCTAAGCCCATAGAGATCATTGTCTGGCGCTGCAAACTTAAAGTGTACAAACTCAGTTGGTTCGTACTGGGTTTCAATACCAGTCTTTACATTGCGGACAATGTACGAAGTAACTTCTCGTGTATTTCGGTCCACGACAATGTTCACGCTCGAAGGAGCAACACGAATCATCTGGAACGGCACACCATTACGTGCTGGGAGTAGATACCAGTAGGCATCACCGTAGACCAAAAGGTCTCGGTACGTCTCTCGAAGAAGAGAGATAGCGTTTGATCGCTGGAGAATCTCTTCTACCTTAGCGGCAGAGCGCTCGTTAAGCGGTTTTGACCGATCGCGAGGAACGAATTGGAAGCCAGATGCAACAGCGGTACGAGCAATCTTATCGACTACTGATCGCACAATTGGATGCTGTCGATACATGTTTGTATATGTTGCCCAGGACTTTGCTGGGGTTTCTCGGAAATTATCACCAGTAATGGAAATAATATTCGAGGCGCGCTCAATCTTGATCGCTTTAGTCTTCGCCATTCTCAGCCTCCTTGGACTTGCTCGAGATGAAGAGAGCGTCTCCGCCCTTCCACGTTACGGTCATTGCGCACTTTCGACAAGGACCGCTTACGCGACCATCAATCTCTCGGAATAGGTCTTTGAACTTAATGCGCAGGACGTTATCATCGCCTTCAATCCCAAAAAGCGACCCGCAGTGCTGGCACTTCACAGGATTTGGCATACATAGCCCTTCCATTAAGGTGCGTTAAGTGAGCGGGGGGAGGGGCAGCCTCAACCGTTATCAGACAGGGACCCTCTGGGTATGTCTCCCGCCCACAGGAAGTTCCGCTGCTTACAAAGCGAGCAGACGGAAGTTGATGTGGGGTTACTTGCTCTTCTTTCCAGCAGCCTTACGCGCCTTATCAGCGCTTGCAAGAGCCATGGCAATTGCTTGCTTCTGAGGATGACCCTTCTTCATTTCGGCAGAGATGTTAGCAGAAACGGTTTTTGATGAATAGCCCTTCTTGAGTGGCATCTTGTGACTCCTTACCAAGCGAAGTTAATCGCTGGTGACTTGCGCCCGACTCCGTAGAGTGCGAGCATTGCGGACCAGTAGTAGTCGTCGTGTTCATTGTCTCGTGCTCGGAACAGGTAATTCCCAGCCTCTGACTTACGACGCTCGATTGAGTGGATCTCGTGGAGCAAATCCCGATGCCGAGGCATACGGATCTTGCCAGTCTGTAGATCACTCTTAAACGATGTAGCCCAGTTCTCTTTAAGGGCTTGAGTAAACACAACAGGCTCGACGATTCCCCCATGGGAAGCGACGAGCCGCTCCGCGATCACCGCACCAACACCAGTAGCGTCTACCGTGACTCGGAGAGGCTTGAGGTCAGCAATCAATTTCTCGAAAAACTGGACCTGCTTCTCGTAATCATCCTGTGTCTCGAAGGTCTTCACGATCGTCTTTACGCCAGTCTCCTCATCGAGGTGAGCGACGGTTACAACGGTCTTGTCTACCTTCTTGGCAAGGTCGATACCGATACAGTACTTAAGCGATGGGTCATAGGCTTTTCCGAGAAGTTCGTCATCGACGTTTTGTACGATGAGACCCCATGGGTAAAAGTTGACCGACTCATCAGCGAACGAGCACTCGTACTCCTGTCGGAAGGAGTCAATGCCCATGTTATTAAAGATCGACTTGATTGAATCAGTTCCCCAGCGGTTGACCCGCTCAGGTGTATCGTAATCGGCTGCTAGCGCCGTGCTCTCTGCGGGGTCGATCGACATGATCGAGCACTCCCACCATGGAACGATATGAACTGAGTACTCAGGGTAACGAGCACGGTCATTGGCGATCTCAAAGAACAAGCCGCTCTGACCGAGTGGCGTTGATACGATCGTGAGCCGTGAGTCACCGCGAGTGGTCGCAGGAATTGCTGCGTCATAGAGTTTCCGAGCGTCGCGAATAAACGCGAACTCGTCGAAGTAGACATCCTTCTCACCACCGCGCACCGCTGAAGACGCAGGCTGCGAGATCAGATAGGAGGTATCTGGGTGGTTGTGGAGGCTAAACTCGAATTCTGCCGATGTATAGATCGGCGCTCGGAATCCCGATAGTTCAGGGATAGAGAAGTAGAATTGCTTGGCGTAGTTAACCTTGTCAGAGGCTTCCTTCTGGTTAATCGAGACGTAGTTGACCTTCTTGGACCGATTGGTCAAGATGCGGTGCAGTCCCTCGCCAGAGATGATGTAGGAGAAGCCAATCTGTCGCGACTTAGCGACGAGACGGAACTTACTCTTGTCGTTCAGGAAGCGAATCTGGTACGGCTCCAGTTTCGTCGGCATTCCCTTCGTCTCCGTCAGGAGTTCCAGGAAGAGCGACGGAGATTCCTTCAATAGCGCTGCCAACTGCTCCCGCGAGGGTTGCGAGCCGTGCAGTGTCAATTCCTCTGGATTCAAATACATTTTGTATGAACGTCACGGCGTTCGGCACATCGTCGCCCTTCTCGTGCTTTTCCATCTGGAAACGTAGCGCGAGGAGTTCTTTGATGGTGCTGGAGCGCTGTGTCGCCTCCCGTGTTAGTTGCCCACCAGTAATCTCGTCGGCGAGTTGAGGGAGCAAGGCTTTGAGTTGGAGCGACAAGAAGATGTCGATGTCCTTCTCAAGCACGGGCTTTTCTTGACCACCGAGGACCCCAGAAAGGTAGTTCCAGTCCTCGCGGGACAGGAACGGAGCCAGTTTGTCTTTGAGCGCGTCGACAGAGACCGAATCGGTCTTTGGCTTGGTCCGCGCCCCCTTGGGTCGTCCTCGGTTTGCCGCGCCCACCGAGGCAGTCGCGGCACGCTTGGTTGAATCGGACATCTGTGTGTCTCTACTTTCGTAAACGTTTTTTTAAAATTTTGACTCCCACATCAGTTGTGCCAGTCAGGCTGGTCAGCGAGTGGGTAATCGTTATTTTTTTTCTAACCATCTACCAGTTTAGGCTGGTAAGAATAGTCTATCTACTCTATATGGGATTTAGGATACCGATTCGTCCTGATATTAAACATAGAGTATGACTTTGACCAAGGAGGACGCCATTTTGCCCTG